GTTTGCGCAACAAAAATATCAAGTACAATTACAAGCGTACAACGCCGAAGAAAAAATAAAGAAGGCGCAATTCAATCGTGACAAGGCAATCAAATTAAGTCAAATTGCAATCGACACCGCTTCGGCAATCGTGAAAGCAATTGCGCAATACGGTCCACCGCCGTCGCCTATGGGAATTGCTGGAATTGCTTCGGCTGGTGTTATTGGAATTACGCAAGCGCTTGCGGTTGCAAATCAACAATACAAATCAGGTTCAGCACCTTCGCCACCTTCATTGTCGGGTGGTGGTGGTGGTTCAATGGCGGGCGCAAGTGCGTCTTCGTTTACATCAACGGCAACACCGACATCGACCACGGGGTTGACTGAACAAGGGACACCAACACCGACCACGACATCGACGCAAGTTTACGTTTTGGAATCAGATATTTCAGCGACGCAAAACAAAGTCAAGCTTCAGGAATCCAAAACAAGTTTTTAATCCATGAACGACCGCGCGTCGTGTAGAATGTTTCGTTCGTTGAAAGACAACCATACGTTCGAAGTAATTCTTCAGCTTTCGGAATGTTGTCGTGGTGAAGTTTGACGTTGACACCTTTGCGAATGTATTCAGGAAGGTTCATGTTCAAATAAATTGATTTGATGAAATGGTTGTATTTTTGCCATTCAATCAGTTCGAACGTTGCAAGTAATTTTTCGGAATCAATCAACACCGGTGAATGCGTTTCAAAATTCCACAACGGTCGGTTGTAGTATTTCAAGAATTCAATCGTGTTGAACATCGCTTCACGGTAGTGTGACGGATGCTTCGCAATGATTTCAAGTTCACCTGAATGAATCGGAATGTCGGCGCGAAGTTTTGGCGTTACAAAGAAATCGTCGTTCATGTAGATGAATTCACCACCACGTTGACGCGCAAAGGTCAACATTTTGTTGGTAACGTCCGCGCCACGAATGTTGTTGAATTGCGGACATGAAATGTTGTCAATGGTTGCGACCTTGTCGCCAACGGTCACGATGTTCGCTTCAGGGAACGACATCCGAATGAATCGGATTGATTGTTGAATGTCGAAGTCGTCACGACCACGTCGATAAGGGAAAACAAATGTCATCGAACAAAAATACTTATTATTACAACATGAGAAAAGAACTACCGATTTACGAAATCATGATTGACTTGGACGATCCCGAAACAACCGTTTCGTTCAATTCATTGGTTGAATTTCCAGCGCATGAAAAGAACTTCGAAACATTCAACAAGCGCGTAAAGTACGAATTCAACGAAGAACAACAAGTCATCACCGGGATTGCGATTTCAGCGGACACACCGATTTATCGATATGACGAAGAATCAAAAGAGGAATATTATGTCGTGTTCACCAAGGACGCCATTCGTGACATCGTGCTTGATTACGCGCGTCGAAACAATTTCAACAACGTGAATCTTGACCACAATCCACACAAGGTCGTTGACGGGGTGTTCATGGTGATGTCCTACCAAATCGACAACGAACGTGGATTCACCGCACCGGAAAGATTCAAGGACGCAAACGACGGTTCGTGGTTGGTATCTTACAAAGTTACTGACAAAGAATTGTTTGAAAAAGCAAAGAATGGCGAATTTAACGGATTCTCGATTGAAGGTGTTTTCACCTTACTTGAAACCGACAAAACAAAGCAATCCGAATTCGAAGCAATCTTGAAGGAAATACAATTGTGGCGACGAAACATTGAACGAATTCGAATGTTCAACGACTATCCTGAAGCGGTGTCGAACAACGCCAAACGTGGGATTGAATTGAATCAAAAGTATGGGAACAAATGCGCCACAAGGGTTGGTCGTTTACGCGCGACCACGTTGGCGAATCGTGACACCGTATCGGTGGCAATCATCAAAAGAATGTATTCGTATTTATCACGCGCCGAAGCTTATTACAACGAAAGCGACGAAAGCGCTTGCGGAACGATTTCATTTTTGTTGTGGGGTGGTAAAGCTGGACTTCGATGGTCGGAAGCTAAATTGAAAGAAATTGGTGAATTTTCGAACAAGAATACTTAATATAAAAAATAACACATGAACGCATTTGAAAAAGTATTGAAAGAACTTGGTGCAATCAAGACCATGTTCGCAACCGCGTCCAAACAAAAGTTTGAAAGCGCGACATTATTGGATGGTGAAACAACCATTGAATTCGATTCACTTGAAGTCGGTCAACAAGTTTTCATCGTAACGCCTGAAGGGCAAATTCCCGCACCTGAAGGAACGCACGCGCTTGGTGGCGATTACACTGGTGTAACAATCACCGTTGACGCGGACGGATTCATCACCGAAGTAATTGACGAAAGGACAACCGAAGAAGAAGCACCGGTCGAAGAAACACCGGTAACACAATCCATGTCCGCTGAACAAGTCGAAGCAATAATCAACGGAAAACTTGAAACATTCGCAACAACTTTCGAAGCGGTTGCCGAAATGGTGAAAAGTATTTCCGAAGACAACGCAAAACTTCGTGGTGAAATTGCAACGTTGAAAGCTGACTTCGAAAGCTTCAAGGCAATGCCATCGAACGAAACAAAGGAAAGCGAAAAATTCGCAAGAGCTGGCAACTTGACTGCTAAACAACAATTTTTGAAAACCTATAAAAACCTATAAAATGTCTATTAAAAAGTATGTAAAATCGAATTTCGACTACGACGTTTCAGGATTGAACGCGTATGTTGACGACCAACGTGAAGACCTTATTCACCGTTCGGTTACTGAAGCGCAAACGTTAAGCTACATTGCGATTCAACAAGGAATCAAAGGAACTGAAGATTTGAAATTATTGAATGATTCAATCGTTTATCAAACTGGTGATTGTTCCATGTCACCTTCAGGTGATACCATTTTCACTGACCGTCAAATTTCCGTTGAAACAATCGGTTACTTGAAAAGATTTTGTCAAAAAGATTTAGCTGGATTTTGGACGCAACTTGCACTTCGTCCCGGTGCAATGGCTGAAGACAAAACTTTGCCATTCGAACAAGTTTTAATTAACTACCTTTTAGAACTTCACGCGTTCGAACTTGAAAAATTGATTTGGCAAGGGAACAAATTGACTGGTTCAGGCAACTTAGCTTTCATGAACGGATTCAATCAATTCTTAACCGTTGCAAACGGATGTGTTGACTTGAATCAATCCGGTCAAACTCAAATCGACGCAACCAACGCATTCAACATTTTTTACGAAGCGTTCACCGAAACACCTGCAAACATCGCCGAAGGTCAAGATTTCATTTGCTTCACTGGTCGTGAAAACTTCAACTATTTATTGAAGAACTTGGTTGACTTAAACCTTTACCATTTTGCACCAAATCAAATCGGAACAATGAGTGAAATCTTGTTGCCGGGTACAAACATGAGAGTGGTCAAAGTGAACGGTTTGAACGGAACAACAAAGATTTACACTGGTCGCGCTTCACATTTCTATTTCGGAACTGACTTGTCAAGTGATTTCGAATCTTATGATTTGTGGTATTCATTCGACGACGATGTAATTTATTTACGTTCAAAATTCCGCGCGGGTGTTCAGGTTCCATTCTTGAATCAAGTCGGAACATACGAAGGAATCTAATTTTTTACGGCGCGTTTCGGCGCGCCTTTTATTAACCTTAAAAAAAATAAACTATGTCTTGTTTAATGACAACCGGTTACAATGACCGAACGTGTACCAACGGCAAAGGTGGAATCAAATCGGTGTTGTTGTTTCCATTAGGGGCAACTTCAGGTGCGGTCGTTTCGACTGCCAACGAATTGACTTCATTGGTTGTTGCTGGTGAAACGTTCCTTTACAAACTGAAATCAAACCTTTCAAGCTACACCGCACCTGTTCGTGTTGACAAAAACAACGGGACGCTTTGGTATGAACACGAATTGTCCATGATTCTTGCAAGTGATTCAAAAGAACTTCGCGCTGAAATTCATTTGCTTGCACAAAACGAAGTGGTTTGTTTGGTTGAAAATGCTGACGGCACAATCGTTGCGCTTGGACTTGGTGAAGGTCTTCAGGTTGCCGACGCAAACGAATACACTTCAGGGGTGTTGAAAAGCGACCGAAAAGGTCATGTCATTGTTTTGCGTGGAATGGAAAACGACGAAGTTCCTGACGTTGATCCCGTTCTTTACGCTTCATTATTGACGCAACAATCACCTTCGATTTAATCTTTATTAACCTACAATTAAAGGGGATGGGATTTGTCCCGTCCCTTTTTTTGTTTATTTTAGTCGTATGGAAATAAAAAAGGAATTCATTGGTTGCAAAGTGTGGTCACCAGCTTTGTCGCGTTACGTTAAAATCGAAGCGGAAAAAGGCGAAATGTATTTGAAGCTTGGAATCATGGAAATTTACGAATTTGAGAAACCAAACCTTGTCAAAAAAGAAAATGTTAAAAATTCAAAAAAACGCAACAACACCGCTGGTGGTGACGGTGACGGAATTGACAACAATCCCGAATCCGAACTACTTGTTTGAATTCATTCACGAACAATCGTTCAACACGCAAACGTGCGTCTTGACCAACATTTCGCAAGGGATTCCGCGTTACGATGAATTCGTGTTGATTGACGGTGTCGATGTGAATTTCATTTACGACGGATTTTATATTTACAACATTTACCAACAATCGTCACCGGGGAATCTTGATCCCGTGAACGCGCAAGGGTTGGTTGAAACGGGACGCGCTCACGTAATCGAAGCGGATTCACCTTCGTTCGAATACGATTCACCGATTTATTTCAACATTTATGAATAATAAAATTACATCCATTTCATTTCGAAAGGACTTTCAAAGACCTGAAGAAGAAAAAGACCGTTCAATGGGCTTCGTGAAATGGGGCAAAAAGAATGACTATCCTTTTTTCTTGGTTGACCTTTACAACGGTTCAGCTTACCACCAAGGAATAATCAAAAATAAAACGCATTACATCGCTGGCGGTGGTCTTGAAATCGTTTCGGGAATGATTCAACCATTCATCGACAACCGTTGGTCGGACTTCGACATGAACGAAATTGCGGAACGCCTTGCGTTCGACCAAGAATTGTTCGGTGGCATGGCGGTCAAAGGAACATGGAACAAAGAACAAACGAAGGTGGTCATGTGGGAACACATTCCGATTGATATGATTCGAACTTCGGTTGATGAAAGAACCTACTACATTTCGGACGATTGGACGGCGTTGAATCAATCACCGGAAAAAACGAACCTTCGAATTTTACCAGCTTACGACAAAGACAAGCGAACGGGTTCGTTCATTTTATATTACAAAGAACCGCACTTGAAAGGTCGAAAGGAACTTGGTGTCTATCCAAAACCGTCGTATTATGGTGGCATCACCGCGATTCAAACTGACGTGGACATTTCAAAATTTCACATGTATGAACTTCAAAACGGCTTCAAGTCGGGAACGCTTATCAACTTTCCTTCAGGTTACCCGGAAACAACCGAAGAATTGAATCGAATCAAAGCGGACGTCAAAGGTCGTTCGCAATCGGTCGAAGACGCTGGTGAAATCATTTTGACATTCAGCAATGGCAAAGACGAAACGCCGACGGTGTTGTCATTGAACGGGAACAATCTTGACCAACGTTATTTAGCGACTGAAAAAAGCGTTCAACAAAACATTCTTGTGGCGCACGCAATCACTTCACCGCAATTATTCGGTGTTCGTCAAGAAGGTTCATTCAATTCAGCGGAATCAATGGATTTGTTCAATATATTCAAAGCGACTTACGTGAATTCAAAGCAAAAGCGACTTGAATGGATGTTGAACTTAATGGTTGAACTTGGGGGTTATGTTGGCAAAGTGAAGCTTCACGATGTTGAACCATTCCCGAAACCACAACCAGCACCGACACCGATTGTTCAATCGTGCCACAATAATCGGTTCACATCCGACGATATATCGATATTTGAACAATTCGGTGAATCACAAGACAAGTTCATCGTGCTTCATTCCGAACCGATTGCATGGGACACACCACGCGCGGATGTTTTCGCACGAAGCGAACAATTGTTCGACAAGGTTGGCGAAATTTCCGCCGTGTTGACTGGTGCGGACAAAGACGTTTTGAAATTACTTGCGGACGGCGAATCAAGTGAATCAATCGCGAAGGCGCTGAACACATCCATTGAAGACGTTGCAAAACGCATTCAAGTGATTCGCGATTTGAATTTGTTGACAAAGGGCGGTGAAGTCAATTCGTTGGGAAACGATGTCATTGACAACATTGAAATTCCCGCGTCAAGATTTCAAGTTCGATATTCTTATCGGACACGTCCAAACGTTCCCGATCCGATTACGCAATCACGCGCGTTTTGTATTAAACTTTTGGAACTAAATCGAAGTTATTCACGTGAAGACATTGATAACATTTCGAATCGTGTTGACCGCGACGTGTGGAAATATAGGGGTGGTTGGTACACGAATCCCGAAACGGGTGCAACGACACCATTTTGTCGTCACGAATGGATTCAACAACTTGTAATTGCACAATAATATGAATTATTTACTTTCCGTTGAGAATCTTAAAAAGCTTGGATTGATTCACCAAAACACCGACACGAAAATTCTTGCCGTGGCAATTCGCCGAAGTCAAGACATCAACGTTCAACCAGCGCTTGGAACACCGCTTTACAAAGCTTTGTTGCAACGTGTTCAAAACAATACATGGTCACCGACTTACCTGACATTGATGAACGATTACGTCGTCCCGTGTTTGGTCGCTTATGTGGACTACCGTTGTTGTTTATTGCTGAACGAAAAACTGACAAACAAATCGGTCGGTCGAATTGACGATGAACACATCAAAGCGAACACAACCAGCGACACGTATGTTTTCCGTGACCAACTTTTGAAAGACGCGCAATTCTACAAAGAACGTTTAATCGGATTCTTAATGGACGACAACGGCGACAAATATCCTGAATACATTGATTGTTGCGGTTCGCCGTCCATGTGTCATGAAAAAGTAACGAAGGACAACACTGGTTATTCACCGCTTAATTGGACAATATGAATAAAAGGTTCACGCCATCAAAAAAAGACATTGAAA